AATTCTTATGACCATACTTTTGACAAGTGCGTTCTTTATTTTGTTTTTTGAACAGGGTATGTCTTCAAAAAACAAAAGTAGGAGAGATGAGAAGGTGAGCACAGCTCATGGATTTATTGAGGATACTCGCGATGCGTTTATTGTGCCAGTGTATCCAACACAGGTTATGAATCGTGATATTACAGGGAAGATTATCCCAATTTATGGGGACATTGGTGACTTTGTTCCATACTCAAGCGTACCTGAGGATCACTGGTTGCATGGTTTTCCCCATGAAAAAGCCTAATAAAAAGACAGCAAAAGCTATAATCCATGTGGATTTGTCTACACCCGTTAGAAAATCTACTCTTTCCGGATATGACTGAAATTGTTGTTGTGGATACATCATCTCTGAAGGTTGAAAATAGTATTGATCATTTTGTTGTAAACTTTGATCGTTTATTGGTGTACTATCTTCATCCTTTCCCTGATCTTTAAATGGATCGGTCGCTGGATTATAATCAATTGGATTTCCTATATCAGTTTCCATTTTTTAATATATCCCTTGTTTTTTTTAAGCGTCTTCTTCCTCACTCTCTTCGTCATCGTCCACTAAAAAATCCTTCAAACTACCCTCATCGTCGTCGTCTTCGCTGTCGTCTTCAGAATAGTACTCGTCTTCTGTATCGATATCCGACCCAATGTCGGAATCGTGGTCTTCGGGGGCGTAATCGTCTTCAAGAACAGTTTCTTCTGGTTGATAGAGTTCTGGCCTCTTTATTTGTCTCCCTGAGCGTGTTCTGGTCTGAACCATTTAAATAAATAAAGACTCTTGCCTTTTAAGTATCTTTTCTTGTATTTCTTCTCTAAAGTCAAAATCCGCGTACAATGCGAGCTCTTCAAGGGCGTTTTGCGCGTCTATGTGACGCCCTTCACTTTTATACTTAAGATACTCTTTATATAGTTCTGGATGAACACCGGAATACATATGAAATTCATCTGTTTCTGGTACTGTTTTGGGAATTTCAATATCGTTGATGAGTTTTACTGCGAGATACACAGTCACACCAACGAGAATGAGAGCCATTCTTCTACTGTTGCGCTTTATTTTTTTTCGGGTGGTTTGAGTGCTTGCTTCACACTACCACTAAGTTCGTGAACTCTCACACTTCCCTTTGGAGTCCTTTTACAAACTGGACATTTTTGGGATATCTTACCACTCTTGATAACATACGACATCGCAGCTCCTTCGTGATCACCTCTAATTATCTCACAATATGAAGATGTTGTTAACACTGTAAAGTCTTTTTTCAATCTGGTAATTTTCACAACACGTGTATCTTCGGGACACGCCATAAATCTTTGTATGAATGATTCCAGATGTGGCTTCACATCACTCTGTTTAATCTGAGGCTTCTCCTCAAACTTTTTGATTTCTGGACACTTCTTCAAGTCTTCCTTTTTGGGATACAACTTTTCAATAACTTTCTGTGGAAGATTGTGTTTGCGACCGTAGAAGTCTTTACAGAAACCATCACGCCGACCCCGAATTGTTTCACAACGACAGAAACATTTTTGAGCTATCACAGACCCACTAATATGAAACCAGATGTGATTAGAACTATGTGGTCTCTTGAGATTTTCACAATATTTGGAGTTTGTTGAAACGAGGTATGTCTCGTTGTGTTTGAAGAGTTTTGTAATCGTAGCACCACTCTGCCCATCCATGTGTGTTTGTACAAAGTCCTCAATGAGACCCCGAACCTCGTCATCGTGAACTTCATCCTTAGTCTGTGTGCTCGTAAATGAACCTTCCTTAATAACGGAGGATGGTGGTTCAACTGTATTGTATTCTATAGAATTAGTTCTCACAGAAGACATTTTAAGTATTTCTGGGTCTGGGTCGTGACTAATTTTTAAAAGTGTACTCAGTGGACCACATTTATATATAAATACGGGTAGGTATGCGACTTGTACGATTTTACCTTTGTCACCACACCCTTCACATCCCTGACCACCACACGGCATATGTTTTGCCATTTTGTGAGACCACGGCATACGAAGACCACTTCCCTTCGTTTTTCTCTGTATGGATCCATATACAGAAGAATCAATGATTTCATTCCAATCTATAGATCCCTTTGCTTTAGACAAAGCGACGAGAATGTGTTCCCGAAGTGCCAGTGCCGATTCTTGATTTACTGGAAATCCACACCAGTTAAGATGTATCCCAGTTTTTATATATTCACCAGCTGTTTTGGGAGGTGATACACAAATGAGACACTCCTTACCACCGTGTCGTTTGACTTTATCACAAATGATTTTACAGATATCTTGAATCTCATTCATCGTGAGCGCTTTTTCACCTTTGTAGTCAATGTCCACAAAGAAGTTGTATATGGGACTCTTTTGTTCAACGACAAAGAGCTTTTCACCAGCCTTGATAGCCTGAATATACTTTTCGTGGAACTCGTTCAATTTATCAAATGGCACGGAAAGGACTCCTCCGTCCATGAGCACATGTGATAGATTGGTTGCATTATTAAATTTTTGTTCTTTGCACCACCTTTTAAACATACCTTTGTATCGCGTCTAACCTCTAAACCACCTCATCACAGAAACATCTCTATATTCCTTACTTTCAGAAAGTTCTTTCTTGATGACGAGGAGTTCATAGACTTTCTTTTCCTCATTCTCCTTAATCCATTCCTCTATTTCTTCTTCACAGAGACCCCTGTTTGATTTGAGGAGCTCTCCAATCTGCATTAAAATGTAAGACTTTGACTTCATTCTACTTAATAGAGAATGTTTTTCTATTGAGAGAACTCACACACGAGTAAAACTCTGGATTTCTGAGGACATTGTCCACGATGAGTTTCCATCGCTTGCGGGTATTGAACTCCTCGAGGGTATCAAAACTCATGTAGTCATTTTCATCAAAAGTTTTCTTTATTGGTTGTTTATTAATCTTCTTAAGATTTGTCTTTTGTTTTTCTTCATAAAACTTCTTTACGAGTGTTTGTTGTTGTGGTTTGGTATAGTCTACAAAAAAGACGAAAACATTATATTCCAAATCCACCGTTGGACTCTCTTTGACTGTAAATTTAAACTCCGTATACTCACCGTTTTTGAGGGCAACCACACCACGGGTCTCTTCCTCGAGTTCACGAAGAGCGCAGCGAAGGGGGTTGAAAATCTCCCGCCGTCTGCACCCCCCTGTGACAAAAATCCAATCCTTAAAACGCCGATCCCTCACAGTGAGGAATTTAGGCTTTTCATCGGCAAAACTGACCGGTATCGCTATAGCTTTGTATTTTTTCATTGCGCATTCGCAAGTTATAATAACTGAATATGTTTATTCTTCCACATTTTCTTCGGCATCTTCCTTTTCAGTTTCTGGTTCAGCTTCGGGTGTAGGTTTCGCTTCGGGTGCACTGAGACGATGCACGAGGTGGGCTGAGAAATTCTTAAGATTTTCAACATCTTGTTTAGCCTTGTTCATCTCCTTAAATAGGAAGACAACACCGGCAATCGCCACAATTGTGGCGATCATCATAAGGGTTTCACGGTCCATTGGAATCATTATAGTCTATACGCGATTCTTCTTTTTAAGTAAGAGCACCCATGTGTGTCCTGCCTGAGGGAGGGCATTCATAGGGACTCTGGGCAAACTGCACGGCTTCGTAATGCGTAGGTTCACAGGACTTTTGAGTTGGTGGAGTTGGCACACCAACATACTTTTCAAGTGTCCTGGATTTGGGATCGTACGTCAATACAAAAACGATGGCGAGAAGGAAAACTAGGTTCCACATTGGTTTATTAATTAGTTAGAATATAAAAGTCCGCCCATACCGTTCTCAATGCGGAGAATGTTATAGTTGACGGCGTAGATAGCGTCATTGGAATTGTTGAGGTCATTCACAATACGAGCCGAATCAAGGCGGGAGAAATTGAGAGTACCAGTGGGTTGTAACTTACCGGCATCCAAGCAGAGTGGGTAGAAGAACAACTTTTCAACGGTTGGAGACGCAACCGCAGAGCTCGCGTTGGTTGAGTGGTAGTAAAGTGGCACCGAGGAGAAGTTTGGATTCGCAAACTTGAAGTCCGCAACATCGGTACCGTTAATTTGGAGCTTGAGCTTGTTGTCAACACCACCAGTGGCACCGAGAACGTTCACGGCTGAGGCGTTACCCGCAGCGAGATACTTCACTGGGTGGTTGAAGTTGAGTTCTTGAATCTTCGCCGCAGAGGCGGTGGCCTTCTGAACTTGGGTGATCAACATATTTTGTGGGTTACCCGCGAAGAATTCGCGTTCTTGGGTATCCAAGTACGCGTAGTTCGCATAGACATCCCACTTGTAACTACCAGCTGAGGCACCCCAAGTGATGCGAAGTTCCACATCGTGGTACTGGAGGGCAATGAGAGGGAGGGCGGTTTGCCAGTTTTCACAGAAGGCGAAGCGAAGAGGGTAGAAGCTCTCATTCGTAGAACCACCGTAGAGATCACCTGCGACAGACTTGGACGATGTAGTCGCCGAGAGAGTTGGGGCGATGAGTGTAGAGTACGTAGAATCTTGTTCATCAATGACTTGACCACCAACGAGAAGTTCAATCTTGGAAATCACAGCCGTCCAATCGGCAATAGCCTGAGTCGTAGATCCATCATTTGGAACGAGGTAGACGTAGTTGAGGAGATCCCCCTTACGTTCAAAGCGAATGGTGGACATACCCCCATTAGAGACATTCCCCTGGATCACTTGGCGTTCAACAGTTTGGGAAAAGTTTGTGTGTCGCTTGTAGGTAGAGCGGAAAAAGCTGATTTCGGGTTGACCGACAAGGTGCGCATCCTGAGCACCGACAGCCACGAGTTGGGCGATACCACCAGACATTTTATAGTATAGCGAGAGTTTTTTTTAAGCTTGACAAAGTCTGGATCTTATCAAATTGGTGTTTGATAAGGTCTTTTTTTATGTACGAATGACTGCGTCGCTCGGGACTTTAGACCAACTTCGCCGAGACAAGCGCCGCCTTGTAGCTGCCATGGTCCACGAGGGTGTACATGGGTTCGGTCTCACCCGTCTCTTCCCATACGATTTGTCCGTTTTCATCGAGGACATCCACGAGTTCTTCGACAACGACCTCTTCGTCGTGTTCAGGAATTGGAGATTTAGATTTACTCGTAGTCAAGACGAACCATCGTTCTCTGGTACCAAGTGTGTATTCAGCTTTTTCTTCGTCACTGAGTTTTTCGCGGTCGTCAACTTCCAGTTCAACGACCCATTTCTTGGATCTTTCGTCTTCTGGGAGTGTTTTGTATTTTTCTTCACTCACTTGGGTTTCTCCGTGGAAGAACTGTTCTTTGCCTCCTTCATTCTCACCGACTTCCCTTAATCGCAATGGTACGTTATATTATTACAAAAATATTCAATTGTATTTATAGATGGACGACCTATTCAAGGACGAATTTGATATGTTAGATAAGCTCGACTGGAGTTCAACGGAACACTTCAGAATAACACAAGACCCCGATAAAATTATAAACACCGACCCAGATGAAGAATTTTATATTATCAGAAAAGAAACATTCGGGGATTTACAAACACCAGAGGGCTTACAAGCAAAATCAAATAGATATACCTACACACCCCTTTTTGCCAAAGATATCCTATTTCGCATAATAGATAAACTTAAAACACATTATAACAAGAGCTTCGTTGAATACCGCGGTACATATATGTATCAACCAGGTGGTAGGTGTGGTTGGCATACTAATAGCAATGCTCCCGGTACTCGGATCTATTTAACGTGGGCCGAAGAAGATAACAAAAGTTATTTTAAGTATTTTGACAATGAAACAAATCAAATTGTCACTAAATACGATAAGAAGGGGTGGCATGTAAATAAATTTATTATACCCCGTGAAGGTAAATTATGGCACTTCGTAGGTAGTGATACGAATAGGAAAAGTTTGGGATTTTTAATATCAGTATAATACAGATGACCCGGTTTTCAGAAATTGACGCGTCACATGCATGTGTAGAATCATTAGAATACGGCGACTGGAGAATAAATAATAAGTATCAACAACTCATGATAAAAGATATAGAACATCTATTGACAGATGACAGAAAGAAAACTATAAAACACGATGAAATCGCTTGGAAAGGGTATGATTTAAGAGACCAAGCTATTGGCTACAACTGTATATGTTGTGGTGGTATCCGTTATAAATTTTGTGATACCGCATACCCACCAATAATTGTTGAAAATATGCCCAATCCAGCTAACCGTAAATATCGCGTGGTAGATGGCAAACACAGAATGCAAAAGCTTAGATTGTCAAATGTCACAGAGAGTGAATTTTATGTTTTAGAATACACAGACGTTGTAGATAAAATAACTTTACACCCACGTTATAACTTCATACTGTAGTACTTGTTCAAATTCGATTTATTTACCTGAATAACTACTACAGAGCTTCTATATCTTCAACTCTCTTCAATAATTCTTCGTATTTAGTTTCGAGTGTCGCCATTTTAA